ACCCCAGCCCCAGAAGTAATCGAAGCATCAACAGTTTTTGCCCAGCCAAAACGCAAGTTTGATCTCCCAACCCCGGGCGAATATCTCGCTGCTATGCACATCGGTGGCACCACATTTGAAAATGTTGCTGCTGCAGCACGTGACTATGTGAACTCAAAGCAATCAGCTTTCCAATTCGCAGCTGGCGATGTTTTGACAACGGACACGGTCGGATTGTTACCTGTTCCGGTGCTCGGCCCAGTTTTTGCGAATCTTAATCAGGCCATTAGGCCTGTGGTCGCAGCTGTTGGCGCTCGCGCTTATCCGGATGGCGGAACTCAAAAGACGTTCGTGCGTCCTACGTGGACTACGCACACAAGCGTGGCTACTCAGGCAGCAGAACTTGGCGCAGTTTCAGCAACTACCCCAGTAATTGCTTCCAACGTAATTTCCAAGACAACACTTGCAGGGCAAGTTACCTTGTCCCTACAGGATGTTGATTTCACGAGCCCCGGCTCAATGGACATCATCATTAACGACTTGATGGGCCAGTACATGCAGGCTTCCGACAACCTTGCTGCTGACGGTCTTGTTGCTGGTGCAGCTGCATCAGGCGCTACATGGACAGTTACTGCTAACGATCCGTCAAGCCTCATCTCGGCTATCTACACAAGCGCATACAACATTCTGTTGGCCAGCAACTTCTTGCCTGACCACATCTTTGTTTCACCAAACGTATGGCAGGCTTTGGGTGCACAGCTTGATGTTGATAAGCGACCAGTGTTCCCATACGTGGGTGCAGCTGGACTTATGGGTGTCAATGGTATGGGCTCTGCTGATATCACTGTTGCTAACACTTTCAACCCATTCGGCTTGAACCTTGTAGCAGATCGCAACTTTGCGGCTGGCACAATGGTTGTAGCTCGTGGCGCTGCGATTGAGTTTTATGAAAGCATCCGCGGATTGCTAACACGTGACGAACCATCAACACTAGGCAAGGTTATGTCGTACCACGGCTATGCAAGCCTCTTTGTTGCTGATGCAACTCAAGTACAAAAAATCGCACTTGCTTAGTCCGAAAGGCGGCTACCGCCGATGGCTACATACACAGTCACTTTTAAGCAACTGCTAGACAACTATGCAGTGCTACAAACACTGACCGATACCGAAATTGAGGTAGGGCAATCCATCACTGTTGCCAGTGTTGCTGCACCTTTTAACGGCACGTTTGTTGTCTATGCCATGCCCAAGTATGAGTACATCGGCATAGACACAGAAGGTGATCTGTTATTTAACAGCAATGTCAGCATTCCTAATCAGGTGCTCTTTGCTTGTACTGGTGATGATGTTGGCCGTATTGCATCGGCTGGCACTATCACTTTCACGCAGGATTGCACATGGATAAGCATTTCGCAGCTGGTGACATATCTCGGCGTAGATATTGTGAACCCAAGCGATGACTACACGCTTGCTACGCAGGCTCGAAACGCTGCTAACGATTTTGCTTATCGGCGTAGGCAGGAGTCTGGCTATTTTGATAGTCTGACCACAAGCCCGGGCCACGATTGCACGCTGGGTACGCTTATGTATGCAGCTGCATTGTGGCGCGCGCGAGGCTCAGTACAGGACACTTTTGCCACGTTCGATGGTATGGGCTCTGCGCCCGTCAGTGCCATGACACCGATGATTAAACAGCTCTTGGGCATAGACCGCCCACAGGTGGCTTAATGCCTGCCACAGGGCTTCTGAACGAGGCTATGCAAGACCTCAAGGCCACACTTACGGCAGTAACAGGCATCCGTTGTGTCAGTGATCCCACAAAGATTGTGCCTAACTGTGTTTTTCTCGATGCACCCAGTTTTGAGACAATCGCTGGCGGTGGCAACATTGTGCGCGTGACTATCCCAGTGCGTGTTATTGGCAGTGGCACCGCAGCCCAAAATGTGCTGGAAAACATCCTGAGTATCGTGGCTACTGTCCTTGGTTCAAGCGTTGTCATCATGGCAGGCCAGCCGTCATCACTAGAAATAGGCGGCGCTACCTACCCTGCCTATGATTTGCAGATGGCGATGCAGGCACAGAAGCAATGACATACACAACTGCAGTAGTATTATCTGCTAGAACTATAAACAGATACGGCACCCGGCACCGTTTAACACAGGAGAAATAAACGTGCCTACTTCCACATATCTCACAAACCCAACCGTGAACCTTGCGCCCACTACTGGTGGTGTAGCTGTCGATTTAACTGACCAGTGCCGTAGCGCGACTATCACACTTGGCGTGGACAGTCTCGAAAGCACAGCGTTCGGTGATACTGGCCATCGTTTCGTGCCGGGCCTGCAAACCGTATCTGTAGAACTTGAAATGTATCTGTCCTATGGCACTAACGAGGTTGAAGCCACATTGTTTGCCAACTTGGGCACAGGCACCACACAGCTAGTAATTTCGCCAGCAGGTGTTTCAGAAGGCACGAGCAACCCTGAGTACACAATCATTAATATGCAGCTTGTGGACTTCACACCTATCACTGGCTCTGTTGGTGAACTGTCAATGATTACCGCGTCATTTATTGGCGGCACCTACGCGCGAGACATCACACCCCCATAACCAAAGGAACCCGACATGAAACTAACCCTTTTAGTGGATGCTGGCGAAGGCCCGTACCAAGTGCAAACCAGTCTGTACGTCATTGTGCAATGGGAACGCAAATACAAACGCAAGTCAAGCACCATCGGCGAGCAAGGCATAAGCATTGAGGACTTGGCTTTTATGGCGTACGAGTCATCTAAGGTTGCTGGCATCACAGTGCCCGTCATGCTCGATGACTTCATTAAACGTCTGGTGACTTTGGAAGTGGTGGATAATGATCCGGCAAACCCTACCCAAGCGGAACCTACCGCCATTCCCTAGCAAGTCTCTTAGTAGCCACAGGCTGGTGGCCACCTGCTGTAGAGTTTGATATTGCTGATCTAAATACCACGATTAAGCTGTTAAACGAAAGCCGCAAAGCATGAGCCTAGAAACAAGCGCCGAAATTACAGGCTTGAAGCAGGCACTGTCAGAGCTAAGCAAGTTAGACAAGTCAGCACGTTTTAAGGCTGCAGCCAAGATTAAGGCCAGTAGCCCGGCAATGCTTGAGGAAGGCCGTAAACAGTTCCCTGCTGATATTGGCGTGACAATGATTCACGGCTGGGCACCTAGCAAAAAAGGCAAAAAGGGCAGACTTGCCTACGACAAAACTGCTGTGGACAAAGGTGTGCAAATCATGGTTGGTGGTCGTGCACGTGGTCAAGGCATAACACCACTAGTCACGCTGGTGCAAAAGAACGCAGCTGGCGCACTGTTTAGCCAGGCAGGTATGAAAAACAACAGCGACTTTTCACGCTTGCTTACTAATGTTTTTGGCAAGCCCCAGCGCGGTCTGTGGCGCTCTCGAGCGTTTATTGCACAACAAGGCACCGCTGACATTATGAAGGCCGTAGATGAAGTAATCGCTGACGCTAACCGCGCACTACAAGCAAGGACATCTGGCTAATGGCTATCTACCTACCAATCGTTACGCAATTTAACCCAAAGGGATTGAAGGAAGCTGAAAAGGGCTTTAAGGATTTAGAAGGCGCGCAAGCCAAAGCGAAGTATGCGCTAGGCAAGGCAAACAAATATGCAGCCGTAGCGCTTGGTGGTTTAGTTGCTGGTCTTGGTGACGCTGTTAAAGGTGCTATGGAAGATGAGCAAGCCCAAGCAATGCTGGCGCGTCAGCTACAGAAAACCACTGCAGCCACTGATGCACAAATTGCTGGTGTTGAGGCTTACATAACCCAGCAAGGCAAACTTAAAGGCGTCACCGATGATGAACTACGCCCGGCAATGGCTGGACTTGTGCGCGCCACCATGGATATTGACGAAGCCCAAAAGGCCGCCAACCTTTCTATGGACATTGCAGCTGCTAAAGGCATGAGCCTTGAGACTGTGACTAAGGCTATGGAAAAGGCGTATGGCGGCAACATGACCGCCCTAGCGAAACTGTCGCCAGAGCTACGCCAAATGATTAAAGACGGCGCAAGCATGGAAGAAGTCATGGCTGAAATGGCTGTCACTTTTGGTGGTGCCGCTACTGACTCTGCTAACACAGCGGCTGGCTCTATGCAGCGTTTAGGCGTTGCACTTGGTGAGGCCAAGGAAGGTGTAGGCGCTGCACTGTTGCCAATACTTGAAAAGGCTCTACCGGTCTTGCAATCGTTCGCCACGTGGGCACAAGACAACCCAACACTGATCACTGCTGTCGCTGTTGCTTTTGGTGCTTTAACAGCTGCAGTTGTTTTAGTTAATGCGGCCATGGCGTTAAACCCTGCAGTGCTGATTACGGCTGGCATAGTTGCTTTAGGTGTTGCCCTAGTCATGGCTTACAAAAGGTTCGATACTTTCCGCGCTGTAGTTAATGCAGTAGTGAACCAAGTGGCGCGTAACTTTGAGTTTATGGCTAACGCTTTTATCACAATGATTAACGTAGTTATCAAGGGCATTAACTTGATTAAGCCCGGCAAAGACATCGGCTCGCTAGGTCAAATTAGCCTTGGCCGTTTAGGTGGCGAAGGTAGTGCAGCTGGGGGCGCTAACCCTGCAGGACTTGACTACAAAGCAATGGCTACGGGGGGCATTGTCACTAGCCCTACTTTTGCCCTCATTGGCGAGGCTGGCCCAGAGGCTGTTATCCCCTTGTCAAAGATGGGCAGTATGGGTGGCGGTATTACAGTCAATGTAAACGGCGGCGACCCTCAGGCCGTGGTTGATGCTTTGCGTCGATACCAACGTCAGAACGGCTTTGTGCCTATCACGGTTGGTGTCTAATGCCTACATGGGATTGGCGCGTATCGTTCGCTACCAGCACAACATTTACAGCGCTGCCAGACGTTCAAAACATATCCATATCGAATGGCAGACGCAGGCAGATTGACGACTACGGCGTAGACCAGCTCACAGTAGAAAGTTTGTTTCCTACTGATTGGACAGTGACACCACAACTTGGCGACAACATCATTGCATGGGTTTATACGACTGCATACCCGTCTTACCCGACTTACAACTATTGGAAGATGTTCCAAGGCCGTATCACTAATGTGGATATTCAATACGGCGTGGTTAGTAATGAGGATTCGGTCACGATTACTGCTGAGGGTTTACAAGCTGAATTGGGGCGCACACAAATTAACGCCTACGCAGTGGCAAGCGCCAGCACTGGGCTACAGGTTTTTGACATTGCAGACTCTGTTGGTCTTTATGTTGGCAACGCTGGTGGCTCATCTACAGGTTCAGCCCAGACCTACACCGGCAACCTTAAAGCCTTTGTAGATACCGAAGTGCGCACTGAGCAGGGCAGGCTTCGTTCTACAGCTACTGGGCCTACGACACTTGATATGGGCACCCTCGACTTTGTAGGCCGTGAGGCTTTACTAACTGGTGCGCCAACAACACCAGATTGGTCTGATGGAACTTTGGTGAGTCCAGGCGAAAAATACAAATATCAGCAAGTTAAGTTTAAGAGCGCAGCTGAGGACTTTTATAACTCGGTAACGGTTGAGCCTTTAGGTCTTGCTTCACAAACCACTACCAGTGGCACTACGCCAATTTATTCTTATGTTGCTGATAGTTATGACGTCAGCACTTCTCAGGCTTTGTCGTTGGCTCAATACATCAGGTTTAAGTACGACACGACTAACAGCACCCCTCGAGAATTGGGTTTTACGATTAGCCAACAGAGTACGTCTGGCGCTGTTTTGTTGCTTAATTTGGTACAAAGCTTCCTTGGCCTTGAAGTCAATATTGTGCTTCGTGGTGTCCGGTATTTTTGCGTGGTTGAGGGTGTCAATATCACTGCCAGCCCTGAAGATACGCGCATTTTGTTTTCGGTTTCGTCTAACGAGACTAATGACTATCTCATACTCGATAATGCTGTCTATGGCAGACTTGACAACAACAGATTAGGATTCTGACATGGCTATAAAAACCTTTTCCACAGGCGAGGTGCTGACGGCTGCCGATACCAACACGTATTTGGCGAACTCAGGGCTGACATACATCACTAGCGGTACTTTTGCTCAGGCTGACTGCAAAGTGCAGGGGTGCTTTTCAGCCACCTACGACAACTATTTGCTGGTTCTTAGCAATTTCACCACTAGCGCGTTTCGTCAAACTGCTTTTCAATTTTTAGTTGGCTCAACTGCTAATGGTACTAATTACAATTACGGCGGTTGGTATGTCGGTTTTGGTGGCGCGTCAAGTGTTCAAAATGCTACTTCTCAGGCTTACATAGCAATGATAGGCACCTCAACATCTGGCGAAGGTGGCGGTGTTTGGAACATTCAACGCCCATTTTTGGCTGACCAAACAACAATTCAAGGCCAAGGAACAAGCCTTGACGGTGCCATTATGCAATCCGGCAACAACACCAACGCCACATCGTTTGACGGCTTTCGCATTACAAACCTCACCAGCGACACCAACAACTTTTCGTACGCTGTATTTGGATACCGAAAGGCTTAACAATGGCAACAGAAAAACCACAAGTAGCAATACACAACGCAATCACAGGCGAAATAGAAGTTCGAGACATGACCGCCGAAGAAATTGCAACCATGCCAAAGGCAACAGATGAAACGCCTACTGCTGATTAGCGCCACCCTCATCGCCCTCACAAGCTGCGCAGACCGTGAACGCCTCAACTGCCCACCAACCAAAAACAAAGCCCTACGCGGAGTAACCGAAACAATCACCCCAACAACACCAGCCCCGGCATACGGCACAGGCGGAAAATGCGTATGAAACCAGACAACAGACACACAAACGAAGAAATAAAAGCACGACTTATTTTTGTCGTAGCCATCGGTTTAACAATTGCTTTTCTTGCTTCCATCTTGGCATTGCTATACGGCCTGCTATTCGTTACTCAGCCTCTCGAAGTCAGCCCCAATGACGACGCTGCATGGTCCGTACTGTCACCAATGCTTGCCACCCTTACTGGCGGGCTCTTGGGGGTATTAGCGGGTAATGGTTTAAAGAATGGCCCTAAGGAACCACCAGCGCCATGACCGTTAGACCGTACCCGTACTACCCATCATGGGATGGCAAAGGCACACAACCCGTCACCGCAAAACTTGTAGAACTCTGTGGCAAACGCTGGGGCATGACCTCACTAGGCACATACGCCAACCGCCCAATGCGAAACAACGCAGGCCTATCCGTACACGCCACCGGATATGCAGCTGATCTGAAATACAAAGACGAAGCCCAGGCACGTATTATTTGGGACTGGTTCCTAGCTAACAGCAAAGCCCTCGGACTGTGCGAAATGCACTGGTACGCCTATGGCGACTACGGCGCTGGGTATCGCTGCTCAAGGGGTGAAGGCAAAAAGGGCGTAAAGATTTACACAGCAGACAACAATGCAGGCTCGTACCAAGGCTCACCAAATTGGCTGCATATTGAGTTGGCTGACCAAACGCCAGAGCACTTCGAGCAACAATTCAGAGCGCTTAAATAGGATTCCCAGACACTGTTTGAGCAGTGCTGGGGCTAGGTGGTGGGTACTTTGTTTCCATTGGGTATCCACCACCGACTTTCTAAATTGTGTAAAGTAACCACCGCTACTCAAATAGCAGAAAGTCAGAGGAAACATGACATACACCGACCTACCACTATTCAGGGCAACAGACCCCGAAACATCTAGGCAGATTAGCCCGATACGGGTGGGAACCCATCGAGCGTTATTGCTAGAGCAGTATTTCTACGCGACTTTGGGCCTGACTGATGAGGAAGCAGGCGCTCGAGCCGCGCTAGCTGGTCACGAAATAAAGGGCTACTGGAAGCGCTGCAGTGACTTACGCACCATTGGACTAATCCAAGACTTAGGCATCCGTAGAGCGCTCCTGAGTGGCTCTCAGGGCATTGTGTGTGGCATCACCCAAAAGGGTATGGACATGGTTAGGGGCTGGGCATGAAAACCTACACCCACGAACAAATGTTCATAGCCGTACTGTTCGGTTGGTGCCTCTCATGGGCATATTTCAAGGTCGCCAACCGCTACTGGAAACGCTGATGCTCCCCACATGGGGCTACATCGTCCTAAGGTCTAAAGATAAGAAAACCATGGTGCAAGTATTCACAGACTTGTCCACAGGCCTGATTGAGTACACCCAAGTCTGCACACGTGCAGAGTCTTGGCACTTATGGGGGCCGCCAACAGAAGTAGAGAGAGTTGATTAAGAAACTCATGGCACTATCGCTAATCCTCGCCCTATCCACACCAGCCCACGCAAGTGCAGCTGGTAACTCCCACGCCAAGTACCAGGGCGTACTTCCTGACGCTTATTACGATCAGTTAGCGCGCTGTGAAACTGGTGGCAATTGGTCACACAACACAAAGTCGTACACAGGTGGCCTAGGTATTCACCGGCAGACTTTCCGTACTTGGTCTAATTACAACTCAGCCAAAGGACTCACACCAAAACAGCAAGTCAAGGTCGCTGATGCCATAGCCTTCAAGTCGCATGTCGAGCGCTCAGGGCGTAAGGTGTGGCGCGTTGGGCCGTGGGGCTGGGGCTGTCTTAAAGGGCAAAAACACCTACAAGCCTTCATCTGTCAGTCAAGGCACACCCTTGTTGTCAGATGGAAGCGTCACTGCAAATAACAAAGGAAAAAATGGAAACATCAACCGGTGAACTAATCGCCAAACTAACCAACATCAGCCACACCCTTGCGCTTGAACTTAGGTTCAAAGAGGCAAGCGTGATCATGGAAGCCGTAGGCGCGTTACACGCCCTGCCGAACATTGCTGAAACCATCAGGGATTCATGGCATCCGTCATTTAACAGTTCTGGGCCTTCCAAGGGCATCACGTACATCAGCAATGTGACAGTAGGAAAATCAGAGGAGAATGAACGCCTGCAAAAACTTGCTCACAACCTTTACGAAGAAACAAAGCGGTGCGGTTCGTTACATGACACAGTGGCCACAAACGAATATGAAGAATGGCTTGAAGAAAATGAGTGAGTCACCAAGAGTAGGCAGCATTGACATACACAATGTCACCCGAGACAATGTCGAGTGCAGAGTGCGCGACCACGACAACTTCTCAACAATTCAAATCAACCTTGGGGTCACATCAGTGACGCTGTATGTAGATACTGCTGACGTTGCAGCGATACGCAGAATCCTTGGTGGCTGGTGAGCGAATACATGCACAAAGATGATGTGGCAGACATGATTTATGCCAAAGACAAAGAAATACGCGACTTGCAAGATGTCATTTTGCATTTTGAGCGCCGCATTACAGACCTACAAGCAGATGTTAAACGACTAGAAACAGAGTACGCACGTGGCCTTTAATCTTGACGATTACGAACCAGTAGCCAGCAGGCTTGACCGATTCCTAAAGGCACACCCTGATGCCAGGGTAATTACTGATCTAGTGCACTACCTAGCAGATGTGGCTGTGTTCAAATGCGAGCTGTGGCTTAATGACGAAATCATTGCCACTGGCTGGGCAGAAGAAATACGTGGCCAAGGCAACGTGAACAAAACCAGTCACCTTGAAAACTGTGAGACAGGCGCGGTAGGTCGAGCACTTGCTAATGCCGGTCTAAGTGGCTCTGACTTCACTAAGCGCCCAAGCCGTGAGGAAATGGGCAAAGTGCAGCGCATGACAGAATCAGGCAATGGCACTATCACAGAACCTTCTAACCTTGCCAGCGATAAGCAACTAAACATGATCAGGGCCGTATGCAAATCCATGGGCCGTACAGTTCCCAGCGGAATACAGGGCTGGACAAAAAGAGAAGCTTCCCAATTCATTGACACCCTCAAAAGCGGTGAACAGCCAGCGCCACAGTACGAAACCCCTGAGGAACCGTTCTAGTGGCTGATGTGCTAACCCTGCTCATTATGTGCGTATCTCTGTTCATGTGTGGCTATCTGCTAGGCAAAGAACAATGACACCGATTAGTGAAGCGTCATTCCTGCAGCAAGTAAAAGCCCTGGCGTACATTCACGGCTGGGACTGCCACCATGCAAGCCCCACACAGACCGCTAAAGGCCGATGGCTTACCAGTGGCGCTGTGGGCTTTCCCGATCTAGTTCTATGCCACAAAATCAAAGGCTTAATCTTTGCCGAACTTAAAAGCGCCAAGGGCCGCACTTCACCGGCACAAGAACACTGGCTTGAGATACTCAACCCACACGCAGAGTGCTACATATGGCGACCCGAACAACTACAAGAGATTGAGCACAGGCTGGCAACGTCATGACAACTACGGCAAGGCGTGAACAGATGCGCCAATACTCCAATGCTCGGTATCACCGGATGAAAGCCCAAGGGCTCGTGATGATGAAAGGCAGGCACCCAGGCAAGTTGGGTATGCCAGCACGAAAGGCCGTGAAGAATTACATCAACCAACGCAAGGTAGAGGCAGGGATGTGTGCACATTGTGAACTGCCCTGTGAAGAATGGAACGTTGTCATGTTCGCATGGGATCACATAGACCGCACACTCAAAACGATTGTCATTAGCCAGGCATCTAAGTTGCCTGTGGCTGATGCCTTGTCACGCATAGAACAAGAACTGACCAACTGCCAACTGCTATGCCACAACTGCCACACCTTTAAGACCTGGATAGAACGAGACCATGACAGCGTGAAAGGTTGCACCATTGTGCGCCCTGCAACCCTGTTTGATGAGGTGGAGTTTCAATGCTGATTGTCGCCTGGTATCTCCTGCTACTGTCGCTTGGCATCGCCATACTTCAAGGCATACGCAAGTAACAACCTCTAACAACTGAATACGACCATGGCCTCGTACGGGATTGCACTGTGCAGGCATAACACACGGAGACGTGGGTAGAGCTGGCGCGCCCAACCACTCAAGATGACTTACGTGAAAGGTTGTTGGGGTAAGTCGCCAGTGCAGCGTTCCCTAACGACACAAAAGGCGATTGGTGTCCACCCTTAACAGTCCGGCAGCCAACAGCGAACAGCTGTGAAATGTGGGGGGCACAAACACCCGAGACCAGCACACACAAGAGAGCAACCGCAGCGAAGCAAGGGCGGTAGTAGCATCACGCTTATGGCAGGCAACAGGAAAACAACCCAGCAGTACCGACAAAACAGAGCAGCACTTATGGAAGGCAAACCACCGTGCAACTGGTGTGGCAAAGAATGGGACTCAACCTTTCAAGCTGATCATCTCATCGAGCATGACGCAGGTGGTGACGATAGCTCAAGCAATTTAGTTAGTGCATGTCGTAGTTGCAACGCATCAAGGGGGGCTAGTTATGTCAATCGTAAGACCGCCCAACGCCTAGCAACACGCAACCAAGCACTAAACGCACCGCCAAAACAAACGCAAAACGAAACGCCAAAACCCAATTTTTTGGGGGAAGGATTCACCCCGAGCAAGCCTTTACGCAAGATAACGCCAAGTGGCGGCGAACTGGCGGGAACTGGCGAGGACTGCTCAGAGCCATCGCTAAGTGGTAGGACTTTGCCGAGATTGGAAACTGTCACCACAGGTGTTTCTGTGTACGCACCTTTGGTGGTTGAGTTTGCGCGCAAGTACATGCAGGTTGAGCTGATGGATTGGCAGGTGCATGCAGCAATGGGATTACTTGAGTCTGACGAGTCTGGTGATCTAGTTAATCGTTCCGGTCTAATCACAGTTGCTAGACAAAACGGCAAGACTGTTTTAGGGCAGGCCATTGTTGGCACCTGGCTGACCAGCATTGCAGCGCTACGTGGAAAACCTCAGACCGTAATCAGTTCAGCGCATGAGTTACCGCTGGCTAACTTGCAGTACCAATTTTTGGCCCCAATTTTGGAGCAGTATTTTGACGCTAAACCCAAGTGGGGTTATGGCCGTATGGAACTGGCAATGCCTGACGGGTCGCGCTGGTTCATTAAGGCAGCCACGCCATCGGCAGGGATGGGTCTATCGGCAGACCTGATCTGGGTAGATGAAATCTACGCTGTGGATGATGCGGTCATGGCTCATTCTTTGCGCCCGACTATGAAGGCTCGAAACACGCGCACCGCTGGCGGTTCCCCAATTATGGTTATGACTTCCACGGCTGGCACCGAGGCATCCACGGCCATGCTTCGCTACCGCGAATTAGGGCTGTCACTTATTGGCGAGCAACGTGCCGGTGCTTTCTACTTTGCCGAATGGTCACCACCGCCAGGGGTAGATGTCATGGACTGGCAGGCAGGATGGTGGGGCTGGGCTAACCCAGCGCTCGGGCAAACCCTAGAGCTGCAGTCAATGTTGATAGATGCAGACCACCCTGACCGGTCATCATTTCTACGAGCCAGCCTTAACCAATTTGTCAATGCCGATGCCTGCTGGCTACAGCCTGGTCAGTGGGATGCTTGCCTATCAGATATTCAAGGCCCAGACAATGGCTGGCTCGCTTGCGACTCATCGCTCGATGGCTCACGCTATGTCGCTGTTCGCGCAGCTGTAGATGATGTTGGGGTGGTGCACGTGTCGGTTGAGTTTGTCGTGCAGTCTTTGGCCGAGTGTCAGCAGGCCATGATGGATGCTTGCGCGGCTCACCCATTGTTGGGGCTGGCCGTAACCCCAGCGCTCGAACACCATGTGCCTTTGCCCTTAACTAGGCGCACCAAGGTCGTGGGCTACGGCGAACTTTTGCGCTACACGTCACTGGTTAGGGCACAAATTAACGATGCAAAACTTGTGCACCAAGGCGAGCAAAACCTTGCAGAACATATGAATCGCAGCGTCGCCATCATGCAGTCGAATCAACTCGCTCTCAGTTCAAAGAGGAGTCCCGGACCGATAGAGCTTGCGCGCTGCACTATTTGGGCGGCAGCGTTAGCGTCACGACCCAAGCAAGCAGGTAAGCCAATGATGGTGGTAGTTAGTCGCTAAAGTATTGGCGGTACTGCTCTGAGCGTTGTCGGGATGAGCAGGGCAGTACCACACACACCCGGCAGAAAGTGGCATACTACCGCTATGGGTATTTTCAATAAGCCAGTCACCAAGGCCGCAATCTCAACGCCATCAGTGCAGGCCGCTGTCGGATACGCGCCCACAGGCAACAGCACAAACCCACTAAAAAATCTTTACAACTACCAGTCTGGTTTCGCGCGCGATCGCGCTATGACGCTGGCAACGGTGTCTCGATCACGTGACCTTTTGGCTTCAGTCATTGCTTGTATGCCGTTGAAAATGTACGGCGAAATGTATAACGATGCCACTGGCGAGATGGAAGAAATCCCACTGGCACCTAGGTCTTGGCTACGCCAGCCAGACCCAGCTGTTACTTACAACCACATCATGGCCTACACACTTGAGTCGCTTCTGTTCTACGGCCGCGCTATGTGGTATGTCACCGAGCGCACAGTTGATGGCTACCCAACAAAATTCCAACTTTTACCGATGGGTTCAATTCAGACAGCCGACGAGGAAGGGCCCGTTTTCTATCAGCCCTCTAAAGCCATTAGCTTTGCTGGCAATGAATTGGACTACCGCAATGTCATCCAGTTTCTCAGCCCTATCCAAGGCATCATTTACAGCTCCGAGCAGACCATTGCCACAGCGTTAAAGGTAGAACAATCACGCTATAAAAATGCCCAAAGTTCTTTACCGAGTGGCGTATTAAAACAGACTGGCGGAGAGCCATTGAGCGCTCAAGAGCTGTCAGAAATTGGCGCAGCGTTCCAAGAGGCTCGATTGACTAGCCAGACCGCAGTGCTAAACGAGTTTTTAAGTTATGAGGCCAGCACTGCTACGCCAGACAAGATGCTTATGATCGAGTCAGCCCAATACAGCGCCCTTGATTTGGCACGCCTATGTGGTGTTCCCCCCTACCTTGTAGGCGTTGCCACTGGCGCTTATGCCTACACCAGCAGTGAGCAATCACGCGCTGATCTATACATTTTTGGTGTCAAGCCATACGCCGATTGCATTGCCTCAACGTTAAGCATGAACAACGTGCTACCGCGTGGCACCTATGTAAAGTTTGATACAAAGAGCTACTTAGAAGAAAACTATGTAGCAGACAAAATGCCCGACACCGAACCACAAGAAAACACTCAGGAGTCACTCGCATGATGCGCTTTACCAGTTCCACATTCTCAGTTGATGCCGCCACAGAGGACGGCCCTAAGCGCACCATTACTGGCATTGCCTTGCCATACAACACCGAGGCCACAGTCTCAGGTGGGCAGACAGTCAGTTTCCTGCCGGGCTCACTGCCAACAGAGGGGAAAGCACCCAAGCTCTACATGAGCCATGACGCATCGCAGGCTATTGGCCTTGTCACCGAGCGCACAGATGATGATGAGGCCATGTATTTCACAGCCAAAGTTTCAACCACAGCCCTAGGAGATGAGGCTCTAATCTTGGCAGCCGATGGCGTACTCGATTCTGTTTCGGTAGGCGTAAACCCGACTAAGTTTTCGTTTAACGAAGATGGGGTGATGATTGTGGAAGCAGCCGATTGGATGGAGTTGTCACTTGTACCACAGCCAGCCTTTGCAGGTGCTACCATCACAGATGTTGCAGCGAGTATCCCCACATCAGAGGATGAAGTAAGCAATAATACAGAAACGGCACCCGATGAGCCTGAACCCACAGAGTCAGAGGAGACCGAAGTGTCAGAAACCCCAGTTCCAGAAGTAATCGAAGCATCAGCACTTTTCGCACAACCAAAGCGCAAGTTTGACCTGCCAACACCGGGCGAGTATCTCGCTGCTATGCACATCGGTGGCACCACATTTGACAACGTTGCTGCAGCCGCACGTGACTATGTTGCTTCTAAGCAATCAGCTTTCCAATTCGCAGCTGGTGACGTTCTTACAACCGATACGCCGGGACTCTTGCCAGTTCCAGTGCTCGGCCCAGTTTTTGCAAACCTTAACCAAGCAATTCGCCCAGTAGTTGCAGCTATCGGTGCTCGCGCCTACCCAGACGGTGGAAGCCAAAAAACTTTTATTCGCCCAACATGGACAACTCACACCAGCGTTGCGACTCAGAGCACAGAGCTCTCAGCAGTGTCAGCAACTACCCCCGTAATTGCCTCAAACGTGGTCAGCAAAACCACCTTGGCTGGGCAGGTCACCTTGTCCCTACAAGACGTCGATTTCACTTCGCCGGGCTCTATGGACATTATCATCAATGACCTCATGGGACAGTACATGCAGGCCAGCGACAATCTCGCTGCAGACGGTCTTGTTGCTGGTGCAGCCGCATCAGGCGCTACATGGACAGTTACTGCTAACGATCCGTCAAGCCTCATCTCGGCTATCTACACAAGCGCATACAACATTCTGTTGGCCAGCAACTTCTTGCCTGACCACATCTTTGTTTCACCAA